CCCTATCTCACTGATGGAATCAAGCGCACGCCTGCGCTGGTATTTCCCATCATGGATCGCAAGCACAATTCTATTCAGCAGCTTGATGGTCGTGCCATTTCCGACAACATCCAACGTGCCAGCGTTAAGGCCATCGCTACGTTCACGGGCCTTGGTCTTCGGCTCTATGCCGGAGAGGACATCCCGAAAGAAGAAGCGCCAAAACCTGCGTTGCAACAAGACGCCCCAAAGCATGCTCGTGCGGTCAAGAAGGCTGCGACGGCCACTACTGGTGGCACTTCTGATGCTCGAGAAGAGGGGACTACTTCCGCCGCCGATACAGGGTCCGCTGAGCCCTTCGACGCGAAAGCTGCTCTTACAACAGTGTGCAAAGCCAATCCCCTTGGCTATCTAGACGAGAAAGCTTCCATGGCAGCAGGTAAAGCTGCTCTTGAAAGCATTGGCTTGGTACGTGCCACGGAAGTGAAGAGCTGGCAGCAATTTGGCAATGTGGTGGCATCAATGATGACGCTATGGGCCAAGGAACAGGAAATTGTCATCAGCAAAGCTGAAATGACAGAAGAAATCAATCTTGTTCGTGGTCTTGAAGATACTGCTGCCATCATTGAAGGAATGAAGGCTTTCGTAGCAAAAAAGAAATAGACCTAGCAGCGGCCCGCTTAGCGCGGGCCTTTGCTGGCATTGTTTGCATTGATGATGATGATCTTCCCATTACTGAGCTTCCTCCCAAGCTATTTGGCTAATGATCCTCTTGGCTTATTCCTTCTCGTTTCGTTCTCATGCCTGATTCTGTTCATCACTCTTCTAGCTCTTGCAGCAGTGATTTTCCCATGAGCCGCTTCGCTTTCATCTACGAAGAAGGAGAAACCAAAATCTCCTATTCATTCCACAATATTTACATGCCTGAAATCGTCGAACATTTCAAGCAGTTTATTTTGGCTTGTGGTTTTTCCGAGAGCTGCGCAATAAATTCCATGGCTTCCATGGTTGAAGAATACGAACTGATGCACGTCAAGTTTCGTGAAAAATCATCGCTCTCTGATTGATGCTTGTCATGAAGCATTCTGGAGCTTTCCTGAAGATGCGCTTAGCAGTGATCGTCGTATTGCTGCTGTTCTTGAAACCGTTGCTAATCATCCTTTGGCTGATAAGCAATTCCTCCGTCAAACTGCTCGAACTATTCTCATGCCTGACATTGCAATGTGCTCGGGGGGCGAATGCCCTGTTAAGGAAAATTGCTGGCGTTACATGGCGCCTCCATCTCGTTGGCAGAGCTATTTCGATGCGCCTCCAGCGGATGAAGAGGGTTGCGACTATTTCTGGGACATGAACGAAAAATGAACAGTGGCTTGTTACGATCTATGCCTAGCCTCCCTTCAAATGCAAGCATTTCCCCGCTACGAACCCAATCGGCTACAAATTCAAAAGAAACGTTATTACCATTTGAACGGTTTTCCAAATGTTCCAGAAGGGTTTGTTTTGCCCTCTGTGACAACTATTGCGAGCGCGTGTTCTCCCCCTGGCAAGATTGCAGCATTAATGAACTGGCGCAAGAAGGTGGGCGATGAAGAAGCTAATCGTCGCACTCGTAATGCAGTGGATCGAGGCAATTGGCTTCACGGTGTTCTAGAAGATTTCTGGAACGGCGAAGACATTCAAACGCATCTTGATTCTCATGAAGCGTATGTCCCCTACTTTGAAAGCATCGTTGGTTTTCTTGAGCGAGTGGATAGTCCATTGCTCGTTGAAAGTGCCATTGCTTGGTACGATCATGCGCAAGAAATTGGCTATTCAGGCACCTTTGATATGCTTGCCAAAATGAACAGCGGCGCTTATGCCCTGCTCGATTGGAAGACAAGCTACAAAGAGAAGCCTGATACTCAACTGGCCGACTATCGCATGCAGCTTGGTGCCTACGTGCAAGCTATTGAGCAGATGTATGACATCGAAATCAATGAGGCGCATTGTGCCATTGCCATCCATGATCCTGATATTGGCCATTCCCAGGAAGCACAAGTGGTGAGCCTTTCGGCAGGAGAGCTTGCCATGCAGGCAGGCATCATGGTGCAGAAAGTGCAGCAATTTTTCTTTGAGCACTACCCAGGCGGACGCCCCTTAACAATTTCTATGGACAGAGGCGCTTGACCCCTGTTCATGCTGGCGTTATGCTGGCAATGCCCTTCCAGGGCCAACCACTCTCCTTTTGAGGAACACTACATGCCCTCTGGCAATCTGCCCGTATTCAGCGGCACCATTGATCTCACTTCCGACATTCTGAACGCTGCCAAGAAACAAGGCCCTAACGCTCAAGGTAACTATTCCTTTCGCGTGGCCCTGTGGAACAATGACAAGCGTGATAAGGACACTGCCCCTCATTACAAAGGGCAAGTGACTGTCAACAAAATGCAGGATAGCCCTAAGGCTTATAGCAGCTTCTGGCGCAATGAAGAGGCTGGCAGCAGCTCCAGCTCCTCAGACGATCTGTTCTGAAGCTTTTCTTGCAAACGGGGCTCTTAAGAGCCCCTTTCTTTTTTTTAAAACCATGCTTCTTAATGACAAGGAAATCAGCATTCTTGCTGAAAATGATATTATTTTTCCTTTCATCGCGGGAAAAACAAGAGAGCTTCCCAATGGAACAAAAGCCTTGTCATACGGCTTGAGCCATGCCGGGTATGATCTCAGGCTTTCGCCACAAGGCTTTATGGTCATCAATAACAACAAGCCCGTGGAAGCGCTGGATGTTAAGAGCTTCAATAAGGAACTGATGTATGAGGCTTCTCCCATTGAAGAAAATGGCTCCACGTTCTTCGTGCTGCCTCCGTTCTCCTACGCTCTTGGAGTGAGTGTGGAATTGCTGACAATGCCGCCTAACATAATGGGACTGACGGACGGCAAAAGCACGTATGCTCGACAAGGTACGATCATTAACGTTACGCCAATTGAGCCTGGCTGGTCTGGCCATCTCACTATTTGTATTGTCAATCCCTTGGCTTTCCCCGTTCGCATCTATGCAAACGAAGGAATCGTGCAAGTCATGTTCGCTCGCCTCTCCAGCGCAGCAGATCAGGATTATGGACAAGGCAAGTATCAAAACCAAGGCGCTAACGTAGCCTTTGCTGCTGTCTGATTAGTGAGCGCTCTTGAAGACCAGTTTCTCGGACTGTGGCAAGCTCATTATCCCGATCTTCCATTGATCAGAGAATTCAGCGACGTGCCAACTTGGGAAGCTGATTTTCAAGAGCGCTATGCAAAAAGCAAGCGCTCCAAACGTTATAGAGCTGATTTCGCTCATCTATCCTCGCAAAGCCTCATTGAAATTCAAGGAGGCACCTTCAATCGCGGACGCCACGTAACTGGCTCGGGCTATGAGCGCGATGCTCGCAAATTCAACTTGGCAACAATGGGAGGATGGAAAGTGTTTCTCCTCACCACGCAAACGGCCAAAGACGCTTTTTGGCTTGAGCAGATTGCTGCTTGTCTGCGAGCGTCTTAATTGCCTCTCCTGCTTCACCAAGCAAAGCATCAGCAGCTTCAAGATCACATTGTTGAATCTGCATAGCTTGACGCAGTTCAAGATTTTCTTTCACCAGTGCCGTCACTGCTTCCTGCATATTGCTCCAGCCTTCCATCATCGTGCAAGCCACTTCACGCAGCTTGTCAATGTCATTGCATTCACTCAGTGCCTTCTTATTGGCAACGAGAGCAAAGTCTCGCTCCATGCTCCGCTCAAAAGGCCCCATAACGCCAATACAATCTTGACCATTGTATTTTAGGCCGATTGGAATGGAGAAAGTGCTCATTGTCCTTACATTGTTTCGTTTAGCCTAGCCATGCAGCGATTTGGCAAGCAGTTTGTTTACCTGGTGGACGATGGGAAGGATGCCGTAAAATGCGGGACGGGCTACCGCCCCTACAAGCTCCCTCGCACTCCACGAAACCATGAATGGCTCATTGGACAAGATGTGGTGTACGTACAACGTACAGCAGCAGGATGGATGCCCTCCTCCATTGTTGGCACCATTGAAGGCTTTGATGAAAGCGGACGCGCCAAGAAAGCAATCGTACGCTGGCATTCAGCTACGAACATTGCTTGTACAATCAGTTTGCAACGACTTCGGCCCCTCTCGCTGATTAACCATGCTTACCAAAGCAACTGACGACTTGCTTAAGGACTTGTCCAAAACCATTGCAGTGTTGCTCGTGGGGTTTGGCACGCTGTGCTTGCAAGCATGGCTTGTAAGCATTTGCGCAGGCCTGTTGATTCCTGGTTTTTCTTTGACTTTCTGGAACTGGGTGTTGATTGTCGCCACTTTTCGTTTTCTCATTGCTTCTGATAAAGCTGAATGATGGCCAAAATTGATCCGCTGATGGACGGCATCAGCTTTGTGCGTCTCATTGATTGGATGGGAAGCTCTCTTGACATTGTTTGTGATGCCAGGCAAAGCTTTGATCAAAGCAGCACTGAATGGTCTGAAAAGGACCAGAAGCTTCTTAACTATCTAGTGCAACACAAGCACACTAGTCCGTTTCGTGGCGTTGTCACTAAATGGCAAGTGAAAGCTCCGCTGTATGTTTGCCGGCAATGGTGGAAGCATGTGATTGGCGGGACGTTCGCTAACGACACGCTTGGTTGGAATGAGAAAAGCTTTCGCTATTGCGAAGCGGATGATGAGGCCTATTACATGCCTCGTGAATTCCGCCAGCAGAGCGCCAGCAATAAACAAGCTTCTAGCGGGGCTCTGGAGCCCAGCATGAACCAAGTGGCAATGATTGAATATGCCAAGGCCTTGGAGCAGGCAAAGCAGGCTTACAAGGCGCTGCTGACGCTAGGCGTGGCGAAGGAGCAAGCCAGAGGCATCATGCCCATGGCTTCATACTCGTCATTTACGTGGACTTGTAGCCTTCAGGCTTTGTTGCATTTCATTTCATTGCGAGATGAAAATGGCAGCCAGTGGGAAATTCAGGCTTATGCTCAAGCATTGTCCACTCTTGCCCGTCCATTGTTCAAAGAGGCTTTTGAAGCCTTTGACCTTCACCAATCTTCTTTCTAATGACTGACGCCGTAAACCATCCCCGCCATTATGCCAAGAATGGCGGCATTGAATGCATTGAGGCTATTGAAGCTTCAATGGACAGAGACTGTTTTCATGGCTTCCTCAAAGGGAATGTCATGAAATATATTTGGCGCTATGAAGAAAAGAATGGCTTGGAAGATTTGAAGAAAGCCAGTTGGTATCTTGATCTTCTTATTTTCTCCATTGAAAACGAGCCGCAACAAGAAGCCGTAGAAGCCCTTGAGAATGCTTCTCAGGAATGCGAAGGAGGATTCTGCCCTATGCCAGGCATTCGCTACGATCTTCCTGGAAAACAAATCACTTTTGCTCCAGTGGAGGGCTAAGCAGCATTACAACAGAGCCCCCATGAGGGGGCTTTTTCATGCTCAATTTTTTGGTGCATGGGCAGAACGATGCCTTTCTTTTCGCACCATTCCTCAAGATGCTTTTGGTCAGTGTGAGCGCTGACAAAGCTATTGCAATACACCCAAGCCATCAAGATCTCCTCTCTCTTTTCGGTCCAGAATTGCTGAGGGCGCCACCACTCAAAAAGGTTTTCGTTTCCCTTGGATAGATTACAGGATCGACATGAGGGTACAAGATTAAATTTACTGAAGTGCGGGCCACCTTTGCTTTTAGGAACAATGTGATCAATCGTAAGCTTTTCTCCCCATTCTCCGCAATAAGCACAAGCACATTGCCCAAATGGTCCCCTCAAAAAATAGTCTTCAAAAATACTCTTACGGAATCTACGCTTTGCATCACCAGGGCGAAGTTCAATGAGAGAATAAAGCAGCTCATCAGGACCATTCGCTCTAAGCATGGCACTATTTAATTGTCTTGCCCATAGTTTAACGCTAAATAATGGCTCGTGATTTTTCTCTAGAATGAGCGTATTGATTGTTGGCCATGGACAGTTTTAAGGACGGTCTTGCAAATTTCGTGGCCACCATCACGGCTGGCATGTTGCTTTCAACAGGCGCAATGCTCATCGCAGTGGGCACTCAACAAGCAAAAGTGGCAGTGCAAATCGAGACCGTCACTGAAAAACTTTCCACTCTCACTGACAAAATGAGCGAGATGGAAATTAGAGTGCGCAATCTAGAGATAAAGCGCTAGCGTATTTATATCCTCTTGCACCTCTCATCATGGGCGGCATTGAATGGTTCGTAATTGGTGGCATCATTGTTGCTGCTGTCGATCAAATTATCGAACGCACTCCCTACAAGGAGAACAATATCATCCAGCTTCTGCTGACTGGCCTTAAGGCAGTCTTCCGCGTTAAGGACTGAAGCCATGTGGCCTTCAAATCGGGCTTTCTGGGACGAATGTTTCCAGACGGCCCGTAAATATGGCGCTCGTTATCCCGAGCTTGTGGCAGCACAATGCTGCCTAGAGAGTGGCTTTGGTAAGCACACGTCTGGTAAAAATAATTTTTTGGGACTAAAAGGAAACGGCACCACTACTAGTACGCAAGAATTTTACGATGGTCAATGGGTGACGATCAAGGCGGGATTTATTGATTTCCCTAGCCTTGCTGCTTGCATTGAATATCTCGTCACTCGCTGGTATAAAGACTATCGTCAGTTCAAGGGCATTAATAATGCTCCCAATCGCTATGCAGCGGCGCGAATGCTTAAAGAGCAAAGCTATGCTACTGACCCTGATTATCCTGCAAAATTGTCTAAGCTCATGA